TTAAGATCAGGACCAGCCACAACCACCGGTGCAAAATATTATGATATTGAAACTACACCTAAAGATGTTTCTAAAGCTGATGTAACACTTCCTTTTAACGAACATATCAAATTAAAAACTAGAACCGGACACCAGATATTATTACATAATACTGAAGATTTAATTTATATAGGTAATGCACAAGGCAGTGCTTGGATTGAACTTACAGGTAATGGTAAGATAGATGTTTACGCCAATGACAGTATAAACATTAGGACTGAAACAGACCTCAACATAACAGCCGATAGAGATATTAATATTAAATCAGGAAGAGACTTTAATTTAACAACAGGTAGAGATAAAAAAGTTCATGTCGGAGTAAACAATGATGTTATCATTTCAAATAACGACACAAAAAATGTTGGAATTAATCAAGACCTTAGAGTAAGTGGTGCTAGACAAAAAGCAATAGGAGCCGACGAAGACGTTCAAATTGCCGGAACGCAAAGGTCAACTATAGCCGGAGATTATAACTTACAAGTCAGCCAAGATGGACATATTGCTATAAACGCAAACTTGCATAGTAAAGTAGTTGGTGATTATAGACAGACTGTAAATGGAGCGTTTAATTTAAATACTGTAGGCGATAATAAATTTACAAGTGGCGCTAACACACAAATTAAAAGCACAACTAATAATAAATTAGATGCTGGCGTAGACACTGAAATAAAGTCAGGAGCCATGCATCTTGAGACAGCACCTACTGCCATACATATGAATACGGCATCTTCTCCAGCTACATCAGCAGATGGCGCTGATTCAATTGGCGACACATTTACAAAACCAGCTACAAATGCTGTAGTTGATGATGGAGATCAGGTATTAGATCCAACTGGTACAGTTTTAAATGGTGCAGACGGAAATCCATTGCGAGTAACAGCAGATGCAACAAGAGCAGGCGAAGCCGCAGAAGCGGCCACTCCGAGACGTGTTCCGTTACATGAACCTTGGTCAGGACACGAAAGTTATAATCCAACAGGACATACTCCAGGGTCAACAGAAAGTATTATTCAATCATCTCCTTCTTTAAGGCAATCATCTCCAACTTTAACAAAAGATTCAGATATGCCAGAACGTAACAGCACTTCTGGTGTGTTTAGAGCAGGAGACTCAGATCCAAAAGTTGTTGAAATAGACAAAGTATTCAAAAGCAACGATGACGGCAAAGTTGGAACACAACCTTTAGAACCAATATCAAGACGAGAGTCACAAAGATTTTTCTTAAGTGAACTTATAAAAGGCTTAGGGTTAGATCCTGTTAAAGCATTACAAAGCGGAGCAGTAGAAGGAGGAGCAGGAGAAGCATTAGCTATGGCTATTGCCCAAATTAAAGCAGAAAGTAATTATGAACCGCAAAGCGAAAATTTAAACTATAGTTCTGAAGGATTAAGAGCTACATTTAAAATGTTTAGGAAGCCTGGAGGTTATCAATTATCTGAAGATTTACATAGAAAGCCTGTTGAAATAGGAAGTGTTGTATATGGAAGTAGAATGGGCAACGGCGGACCTGAAACTGGTGATGGTTGGAGATATAGAGGACGTGGACTTATCCAATTGACTGGTACAGACAATTATAAATTATACGGAGGATTTGCTGGAGTAGATATTTACAAAAATCCAGAATTAGCAAATGATCCTAAAGTTGCTTGTAAACTAGCAGTTGCTTATTTGACCAAAGGACCAAAGGCAAGGTTTATTACTTGGACCGATACTAATTTTACTAGTCTAGGAAAACAATTTCAAAATGCTGTTGGTTACGCTAATCCAGGATCAAAGACACCACTGAGAATAGAAATAGGTCAAGGACTTTGGCAACAAATTAAAAATGGTGATTTGACACCATTGGCTGATGTAACACCACCAACAGCAATTGATACTGGTGAAGGATCCGCAACAATAGATACACCTGCATCAGGAGGACCATTTTAATGCATGAATTTGTTATAATGATAGATGGACAACTTCAAACATTTAATAACTTTGAAGATATACCTAATGAGTTTGATCATGTAATTAAGTTTAGACCTGAAATTCCTGAAGGTCCGCACACTGAAGAACAACACCAAGAAATAGAACAATGGAATTCAAAATTACAAAAATTAATGGAGATTGAACGTGCCGGCAGTATGTAGGGGTGATAGCGTTGACGAAGATGTTCCACATTGCTCAACACCAAAAAGAGATGAGTGTAGTGGTGATGTATTTGTAAACGGAACAGGAGTATCTCGACAAGACGATAACAACACATCTCATGATGTTCCACCAGCACCGTGCGGTACACATGCAAAGCCTATTACAACAGGCAGTACGGAAGTATTTGCTAATGGTAAAGGAGTAGGACGAGTAGGAGATGCTATAACAGCTTGTACAAGTGTTTCAACAGGAAGCGATACAGTTTTTGCTGGTCCTTAGAATAGGTAAATATTATTATGGCGCAAGATTTATACAAAACAATTAAAGTAACTCCTAAAAGAGAAAAAGCCCCACCTATTAAGCAAAAAGCCTATAGGGGATTCAGCACAGTCAATCCAGAGAACAACACGTTCCAGCAGTTTGATATTTCATTAATTAAGCAAAATCTACTTAATCACCTTAATATTCGACAAGGAGAAAAACTATCCGACCCAACGTTTGGTTGTATTATATGGGACGCATTGTTTGAACCTTTAACTACAGAACTTAAAGATGCCATTACAACAAATGTAACAAATATTGTGAATTATGATCCTAGAACTAGAGCTACAGCAATACAAGTAACTGAATTCGAATCAGGATTACAAATTGAATGTACGTTAATGTACTTAGATTATAATATTAGCGAAAGTTTAAGGCTACAATTTGATAAAAATGTTGGATTGGTGTGACACAATTAACTACTAGTATTATCGTTTGTAATAAATACAGTAGAGCTTATAGAAGGATAATCAATGTCATCAACCGACAGACAAAATAGACTGCTACTTGCAGAAGATTGGACAAAAGTATACCAAAGCTATCGGAATGCAGAATTTCGTAGCTATGATTTTGACACGTTAAGACGTGCAATGATCACCTATCTAAGGCAAAACTACCCAGAAGATTTTAACGATTATATTGATACATCAGAGTATCTTGCATTAATCGATATGATTGCGTTTTTAGGACAAAATATAAGTTATAGAGTTGATCTAAACGCAAGAGAAAACTTTTTAGAATTAGCAGAACGTAGAGAATCAGTTCTACGTTTAGCACGTATGCTTTCATACAATCCAAGACGTAACCAGGCGGCAAACGGTCTATTAAAATTTGAAACAGTTAGCACAACTGAAAGTCTCGTAGATAGCAACGGCAGTAATTTAGCTGAACAAACAATTATATGGAACGATCCTAGTAACTCAAATTGGGCAGAACAATTTAGACGTGTGCTTAATTCAGCACTTCCGCAAAACGGAACAATTGGTAAGCCTGCACAAAGTAAAGTTATAAATGGTGTCCTAACACAGCAATATAGAGTTAATGGCGGACAAGATGATGTTCCTATATTTGGATTCACAAAAGCAGTGAACGGCTCACCTACGCAGTTTGAAGTTGTATCAACAGGTATTGATACAGAGTTGAATAATATTATTGAAGAAAATCCTGTTCCAGGAACTAGTTTAGCATTTTTGTATAGAGAAGACGGGCGTGGCGCTAACAGTTCTAACTCCGGATATTTTTTACATTTTAGACAAGGAAAAATGCAATCTAATGAATTTAATGTTGCAAGTCCATCAGCTAATCAAAAGATTGCTATTGAAGCACAAAATATTAACGATACAGATGTTTGGTTGTACGGGTTAGACACACAAGGTTTTGCAGATAAAATTTGGACACAAGTAAATTCAACTGAAGGTAACAACGCAATTTACAACAGTTTAATTAAAAAGATTAAAGATTATTATGTAGTGCAAACTAGAGGCAATGATGAAATTAGTTTAGTTTTTGCTGACGGAACATTTGGAAATTTACCTACTGGTTCATTTAGGATTTATTATAGAACAAGTGCAAATAAAACACTTAATATAGCACCTGCTGAACTTACAAATATAACAGTAAGTTTACCATACGTAAGCAAAGCAGGAACAACCGAAACACTTACTCTAGGACTTGAACTTAAAGAAGCAGTTAACAATGCAACTACAAGCGAATCTACAGCTAGTATTAGATCAAATGCTCCGCAAACATACTATACACAAAATAGAATGGTCACCGGCGAAGATTATAATATTGTTCCTCTTACAACAAATCAAGAGATTGTAAAAGTTAAATCTACTAATAGGACAACAAGTGGTATTAGCAGATACTTTGATTTAAAAGATGTTACTGGAAAATACTCTAGTACAAATTTATATGGATCAGATGGCGTACTGTATCAAGAGCAGTATGAAAATAAAACTTCATTTACGTTTGCAACACAAACTGACATTGAAGGGAATATAGAAAATACAATTTTACCTATAATTAAAAGCAGAGCAATAAGCAATTACTACTTTGGAAATTATGCTAAAATTATTGTTAGTGACCTAAATGCACGATTTAAACAGTCTACAAAAACAACAAATAGTTCTACAGGACTATTACAGAATTTAAATGATGTTCCGTTTCAAGTAGGTACTTTTACAGGAGGTTCATTAAAGTATGTAGAGGCAGGTGCTTTATTAAAATTTAAACCGCCCGCAGGCTTCTTTTTTATTGGCAAAGGATTATTAACTAGTGATGGCAAAGCAAAAGGTGCTAGTAGTTATAAATGGGTCAAAGTTATAAGTGCAAAAGGAGCAGGAACAACTTTAGATAGCGTAACTGGAGAAGGCCCACTTGTGTTCAATGATATTTTACCTGAAAATAGTGTTTTAGAAGAAGTCAAACCTAAAATAGTAAAAGACATTTCAACTGATGTAAGGGCACAAATTATTGACCAAGTATTTGCATATAAAACTTTTGCTTTAAGATATGATCAGGTTAACAGAAATTGGCGAGTAATTATTAACGAAAACCTTAATACAGTAGATGTTTTTAGTAATGGTAAAACAGGTGACGTTACAAATAATCAACTTGACTCTAGTTGGTTAATATTGTTTGAAACAAATGGCGAAAAATATACTGTTACTAATAGAGGATTACGTTATATATTTGAAAGTGATAAAGAGTTAAGTTTTTACTTTGACGGACAGTCAAAAATTTACGATTCACAAACAGGACAGTTAGTAAAAGATAAAGTAGCAATAATGAATTTTAATACTAAGCCTGATTCCCTTGATGCATTTAACAATGATATCAATTGGGAGATTGTTAAAGAATTTAGGAATGCAGACGGATATGTTAATAGTAAAAAAGTAGAAGTTAGCTTTTTTGATTTGAATGACGATGGTAGTGTAGACGATCCAGATATTTTTATAAATGTTGTAGCACCACAAACAAATCCAGATACAAAATATATTTTCTTAAAGAAAGAATCATCAGATCAAGGATTTAGCAAATATAATTTTTATGATCAAGGAAGTTCTATTAATGTAGTTAAGACAGAAATAGAGATAGGTGCATATAGTCAATATAGCGACGGACAAATTTTTTATGTAACAGATAATGATAATTTTAAAATATTGAATAATAATTTACTTACTGTGTCTGCAGATTATAAAGCACATGTAGGACGCTCAGATTTAAAATTTCAGTATGTACATAGTGCAGATCAAAGCAACAGGATCGATCCTAGTGCAAGTAATATTATTGATATCTATATGTTAACTAGATCTTACGATGTAAACTTTAGAAACTATCTTAAAGGTGTAATAGGTACAATGCCATTACCTCCTAGCTCAGATGAATTATTTCAGAACTATGGCGGACAAATAAATGAATATAAATCTATTAGTGATGAAGTAATTTATCATCCTGTAACTTATAAGCCGTTGTTTGGTGTACATGCACAAGATAATCTACAAGCAACTTTTAAAATTGTTCCTAATTCAGGAGAAGTAGTTAACGGTAATGAGTTAAAAACTAATGTAATCAGTGCAGTAAATAGATTCTTTGGTTTAGCTAATTGGAACTTTGGTGATAGTTTCCACTTTACTGAATTAGCAACTTTTATTATGAATAGTATTTCTCCAGATGCAGTTAATATTTTACTTGTACCAAAACAAGCTACACAGGGCTTTGGTAGCTTGTATGAAGTTAAAGCCGAAAATAATGAAATCTTTATAAACGATGCAACAGTTGATGATGTAGAAATTATTGACTCTGTAACAGCATCAAGAATACAAGCCTCAGGAAATGTTATTACATCAACAGGCACAACTAATACAGGTATAAAAAGTCAAGCATTAACAACTACAAGTACAAGTACTAGTAGCACAACAACTAATACGTCAAGCTCAAGTAGTTCAAGTAGCTCAAGTAGCTCAAGTAGCTCGGGCGGTGGCGGATCAAGTGGCGGCGGAGGTAGCTCCGGCGGCGGCGGTGGAGGCTATGGATACTAATGGCACAAGATGAAAGCCCA